AATGTTGGGTTGTTAATAGTAATAGTACCACTACCAGCACCAATATTTGCCGTAGTTGCAGCGCCAAACGCATTGACTGTTGTAGCAATTGTGTTGTAAACTGCTTGTGTTGCTTGTTGTCCAACTAATGTTGGGTTGTTAATAGTAAATGTACCTGAACCAGCGCCAACGTTTGCTGTTGTTACTGCTCCAAATGCATTTACTGTAGTAGCATTTACATTTAGTAGTGCAACTGTTGTTTGTGCACCGCCAATTGTAGTTGCATTTGGGTACCATACGTTTGCATTATTAAGAGTTAGTGTACCAGTAGCCGCACCTAATGTTATTGTAGTTGCTGCACCCGCAAAGTTCATTGTAGTTGCTACTGTGTTGTATAAGTTTTGTGTTGCTTGTTGTCCAACTAATGTCGGATTATTAATAGTAATAGTACCGCTTCCAGCACCAACGTTTGCTGTAGTTGCTGCACCAAAAGCATTAACAGTGGTTGCTACTGTGTTGTAAACAGCTTGTGTTGTTTGTGTACCAACTAGTGTCGGATTACCAATAGTTGCAGTACCTGATGTTGCTCCTAATCCCAATGTAGTTGCTGCTCCAAACGCATTAACAGTTGTAGCAGTTGTATTATATACATTTTGTGTTGTTTGTGTACCAACTAATGTTGGGTTGCCAATAGTAATTGTGCCACTGTTTGCTCCAACTGCAATAGTAGTTGCAGCACCTGCCAAGTTCAATGTAGTTGTTACTGCATTTAATAAATTAAATGTAGTTTGGTCTGTTGTAATATCACCACCGCCAACAAACAAGTCTTGTGCAATACCAACACCACCAGCAACTTGTAATGCACCGCTAGTTGCAGTTGTTGAGTTAGTTGTTCCTGTTAATACAACATTACCTGATTTAACAGTACCATATGTACCTGTAATGTTTCCTGATGTTTCAGTTGCATCACTATAAACTTCAAAGTTACCAGAGGCGTTTGAACGACCAAAGAACATGCTCTTGTCGCCAGCATTGTAATAATGCGCACGTATACCAACATCATTTAATGTTGGACCAGATAATGAAGTACCGTTAGCACCAGTATTCAATTCAATGATGTTATCTTCTACATCCATTGTAGTACTGTTTACATAAGTTGTTGTACCAAGTACAGATAAGTTGCCGCCAATTACAGCATTTAAGCCAACATAGATGTTACCTGTTAAGCCAACGCCACCAGTTACTACTAACGCACCAGTTGTTGCTGATGTTGATGCTATGCCTGATGTAATTGCAATATTACCGCCAGTGCTTAAATTGTTACGTATTGTTGTTGTACCTGTACCTGCACCAAAGTTTAATGTAGTTGCTGCACCAAATGCATTAACTGTTGTAGCAGTTGTATTTGCAAAAGCCACCGATGTTTGACCTACTGTTACTGATGTTGCGTTTGGTAGACTTAATGTTGCATTGTTGATTGTTGCTGTGCCTGACGCCGCACCAATACCTACAGTAGTTGCAGCACCAGCAAAGTTCATTGTAGTTGCAACGGTATTATACAATGCTTGTGTTGCTTGTTGTCCAACTAATGTTGGGTTGTTAATAGTAATAGTACCACTACCAGCACCAATATTTGCCGTAGTTGCAGCGCCAAACGCATTGACTGTTGTAGCAATTGTGTTGTAAACAGCCTGAGTAGTATTAAATCCAACTAATGTCGGATTATTAATTTGGAATGTACCTGTAGTTGCACCTACGTTTGCCGTAGTTGCGGCTTGAAATGCATTTACTGTAGTTGCAACTGTGTTATACAAGTTTTGTGTTGTTTGTGTACCAACTAATGTTGGGTTACCGATAGTAATTGTACCACTATTTGCTCCAACTGCAATAGTAGTTGCAGCACCAAATGCATTCACAGCCAACGCATTTGTATTAAATAAGGTAACTGTACCAGTTGATGTAGTTGCTAACGTTGGAGATGCTCCATTTACGTTAACTGCTGTTGCATTTGGTAAAGTAAGTGTAGCATTGTTAATTGTCGCTGTACCAGATGCCGCACCAATGCCCAATGTTGTTGCAGCACCAGCAAAGTTCATTGTAGTTGCTACTGTGTTGTATAAGTTTTGTGTTGCTTGTTGTCCAACTAATGTCGGATTATTAATAGTAATAGTACCACTACCAGCACCAATATTAGCCGTAGTTGCTGCACCAAAAGCATTAACAGTGGTTGCTACTGTGTTGTAAACAGCTTGTGTTGTTTGTGTACCAACTAATGTTGGGTTGCCAATAGTAATTGTGCCACTGTTTGCTCCAACTGCAATAGTAGTTGCAGCACCAAATGCGTTTACTGTAGTAGCATTTACATTTAGTAGTGCAACTGTTGTTTGTGCACCGCCAATTGTAGTTGCATTTGGGTACCATACGTTTGCATTATTAAGTGTCATTGTGCCGGTTGCAGCACCAATTGTAATTGCAGTTGCAGCACCAGCAAAGTTCATTGTAGTTGCAACGGTATTATACAATGCTTGTGTTGCTTGTTGTCCAACTAATGTTGGGTTGTTAATAGTAATAGTACCGCTTCCAGCACCAACGTTTGCTGTAGTTGCTGCACCACCGAAGTTTAATGTAGTTACTGTAGAGTTTAATAAATCAAACGTTGCAGTGTTCGCAGTTAATGCTCCGCCACCAATTAATAAGTTACCACTTAATGTACCGTACCATGCACTAATATTACCAGTAACAGCCAAACTACCTAAAGTAGATGCTGTAGCAACTGTTAAGTTACCAACTTTTAAGTTAGCATAACCACTGTTGTTAATTGCACCGTAAGTAGTACCATTATCTGTTGTGTAGGTTAGTTGGAATTCTTTAGCAGTTTCTTCCCAAACTAGAGCAGTTGTTGTTTGATTGCCACGATTAAATAACAAACCAATGTCATATGTATTAGTACCACTAAATGCATTGTTTAATACAATTAATGGATCGTTTACGTATGTGTTTGTTGATGCAACTGTAAGGTAGCTACTAGAGCCTTGTACTGTCAAGTTACCTGTAATTGTAATATCACTTGCAATAGTCAGCGAACTATTGAATAATGATCCTACTATAGATCCTGGAACAATCTTGGTATTAGCAAGGATTGTCGAGTCTGTGATCTGGTTGTTCTTAATTCTGGTTAGATTTGCCATCTGATGTAATGCTCCGCATATTGTTATTAGTTTAGTATTCTACTGCATAAACTGAATGGTAGCGGCGGTTCCATATTCCCTGGGCTGGCACAGTTTGTTATATGTATTTAGTATTAGTTTAATAAAAACTAAGTGAGCGGTTAAATTATGAGGTAGTTTTTTGACAAGCGGATGTTAGTGTTTGTGCCAGTTGCAGTATACTGAACTAATACATTTGAGCCCGATATTGTTGCACTAATTGTACCCAGTGATGTTCCACTATTAATAACACCATAAGTTGTTGAATATGCAGTTGCGCCGTTGTGAGTTACTAATACTTCATAGCTTTCCATATTAGTTGTACGAGTTGCTTGTACAACATATTTTGCAGTTCTATAAAGTGTATTATCATATGTATCGATTGTTGTTGCGACTGCGCCGGTTGCAATCGCAGTATTTGGGTATAAGCCCACAATTACGCCAGCTTGATTTATTTTTAAATATTCTGTGCCGTAACTATATAATGAAATTTCGCCGCTGACTGCATTAGTTTCTACCCGAGTGTTACCATCCGAAATAGCAGTAATTGAGTGAATTGCTATTGATATTGCTCTGACTTCGATTATATCAGACGTAATCGGTGTTTCGGTGAACGTAATTACATTACCAGCGACTGTGTAAGCAAGTGTCGGTTGTTGCAATGTACCGTTAATACTAACTAGTACACCATCTGTTGTTGCGTCATCTAATAGAGTGTAAGAATTAGTTAATCCTGTGGGTGTAATAGTTTGCGATGTAATAATACCTGATTGATTATTATCCCAATCAAGACCATTATAAAATTCAATCGTTCCTAAATCTGTATTATATCTTATATAGCCTAGTTGTACATTAGCTGGTCGTGCCGCAGTATTACCATATGGGATACCCACAGCATCAGTACCTATAAATTGAACCGTACCGGTGCCGTTAGCATTTAATATAATGTTTCCATTATTTGCCGAATTTAATGTTAGACTACTTGCCGATGATATAGTCGTATCATTAAATGAAACATTAGCTACCTGCGTCAATGATATGTTTGATGCTATAGTAACGCGGCCTTTGCTATCCACTGTTATTTGTGGTATAGATAATCCAGAACCGTACACACCCGCAGTGACACCCGAACTTGCTAGTGTTAGCGCAATATTAGAATATACACCAGAGCCAGTTGCATCACCAGTGGCCGTAAATGACGTAATAGTATCTAATACTGCATGTCCATTTTGAATAAATGAATTTGCAGTAATAGTAGAACCACTAATATTACCACCAATTACAACATTACCACCAACAGAAATACTAGTAACATTAATATTACCTAGATTTGATATATTAGGTTGATTTGCTGTAAGAATTGTACCATTTAAATTTGTTGCATTAATAGTGTTAGCGTATACTGCACTCCACCATTTATCTGCATATCCAATATTACCAGCAATATTACTAGTTGGTACAACAGAACTTTGCGCAATGATATTGCCGCTTACTGTTAATGAACTTAGTGTACCGACTGATGTGATTGCTGTTTGTGCAGCTGTTGTTAACGTGCCAGTTAAGTTAGTGCTGGTTATATTGCCAGCATATATATGATTCCACCATGCACTAGTTGTACCGATGTCATATGTTAGATTAGCTGATGGTACAACATTACCGGCTACTTGTACGTTGCCCGTAACATCTAAAGCCTGTTGAGGTGTGGCGGTGTTGATACCGAGACGATAGTTAGTAAAATCTAACTGTAGTAACGTTGTACTGTTAGTAGTAAATCCTAGATCAAGACCTTGTCTATCTAAATTTCCTAACAGTGCAGCGCCGGGTACGCGACCTATTGCCATTCACTGACTCCTATTTTAATATTTATCGCAGGAGTTAGGCTGCGGTTGTGCTACCAATTCCGTGTAATACTAATACAACTGCGGCTGCACCAGGAGCACTAGTAAAATGTATAGTTGTTGAACCATTAAATGTATAATTAACACCAGGATTTTGATATACTGTATTGACAAATGCCAGTACCTGTGGTTCTTGACCAGCAGTATAACTTGATGTCATTGTAAAATCAGTAGCAACATTATTACCGGTAAATGAATCTTTACCTATCGTTGCATTGCCCTCTTTAGCAATGGCATTCCATACTGAATTATTGTAAAATTCTACTTTACCTGAATCTGTGTTGTATCGTGTTTGTCCGTTAACTGAGTGATCAGGTCGTGTTGCACTTGCGCCCGATGGTAATCCAAGTGCATGACTACCGTTTTTAAATACTGTATTTTTAAGTAAGTGTCCCATCTACATTCCTACATAACTAACTGTTGTTGTTATTGCTGAGTTTGCTGATGCATTGGCACATAATGTATCGCCTGTTGCTAGTACAATTTTTTCCATGTCAACAACAAATGTGTCACCACTTTGTATTTGCACATTTGCATATATTTGTACGTTGCCATTAATTGTTGATGTACCACTTGGCACAGCATATAAATTAAATGTTTGCGCACTTCCGTTTGTGTTGCAAAAGTACATAACAGATACAACTGAGTTGCCCGAACTTACATATACGTTTGATGCTATTGTTGTTAGTACTGTGTTAGAAATTGCCATTGTGTTGTCCTATAATATTAGTGAAAAAGCAAATGCTCGTTTTTTCGTAATTAGTTCTTCGTTAACCGATGCATCACCAGTTACGTATAATCCTGTTTGTCCAGCGCCTTCTTCTGCCGCATTTACTACTATAGCACCTGTTGTGGCTGTTGCTGGAATAGTAGTATATTTTAGTTGTACGTTGCCTTCAAATTTTACATTGCCGACATTAGATGAAATTGTGTAACTATTTGTATTTAAATTTCCGCCAAGTGCCGGAGCAACATCGTCGATTACGTGAGTTAATCCAGTAACTGATGATGCAATATTAGCATAAGTTCCAATCGAATTTGCAGTTTGCCATGTTCCGCCGTTGGCTTCATTCCATCGTATTGCAACATTTGGTGATATTCCGCGGTTAACAGCAATACCAGCAGTGCCTAATGTAACTCCTGCACCAGTTTCACCATCATTTAATGTAATAATATTATCTTTTAACACAGTGTTAATAGATTCAATTGCAGTTTGTGAGCCGTTAACTGTTAAGTTACCAGTGATGATAACATCGGTTGTATCAAGCGTATATGACGTATTAAATTTTTTGACCGCTGCCATTTAAATATCCTAGTTTCTATTATTTATGCTAGTTGTAGATAGTATAGTCAAAAAAATAACAGCCGAAGCTGTTATTTTAAACTAATAGTTAATTAGTCATTTGTTGCAAGTTTTACACTTACGTTTATAACTGCCGAACCAGTACTTGTCCATGTAACTTGTGAGTTTGCAGCAAATTGCGTACCTGCACTACCACCAATTGCAGCTGGGAACAATAAAGCTGTGTGTCCTTCAAGTTTACCAACTAAGTAAACACCTCCAACACTATCAGTAGCTAATAATGTCATTTCGCCTACTGCTGTTGGGCCGCCAGCAGCAATAACTGTTGCAACTGTAGGAAGATTTAACAATGTTGGGACTAAACGTGTTGTGCTTGTACCGTCAGCGTTTGTAACTCTGTAACGACGTGAACTACGTTGTGAAACGATATCAGCTTGTTTACCAATTGTACCACCAGTAACCCATGCGTTAGCTTGGATTGTGTTTGCTGATGTTGTAGTTGGAGCAAGAACTGCTGTTAATGCACCACCAGTACCAGTATCACCAAATGTAATTACTGTACCAGTTGTTACGTTACCAAATGTAGCACTACCTCTGATGTTACCATCTGTGTAGATTGTAGAAACGGTAACAGTTGATTTACCTGCAACGTTTGAAAACATACCAACATAAATGCCAGCAGTGCTTGATAAACGTAAGTTAGAACCATCTGACCAAAATGCATCGTTAGTACCAGTTACAATTACATTACCCGGTTTTACTAATGTAACTGCTGGAGCCGATGTGTAACCTGTACCAGCAACACCTACTGTAGCAGAAGCAATTGCGCCTGCTGTAACAGTTACTGAACTAATTGTTGCACGTGTTCCACCGATTGGTGATAATGCTACCGTAGCTGTAACACCAGCTGAATAGTTTGAACCTGCTGTTGGTGTTAAACTTGCAACACCTTCGCCACCTGCATCATTGTATACTAAACCATCATTAACATTATCTGTACCAAAAAACTTTTTCTTAATAGGACGTCCCATTTGTTTTCTCCTTTATATAATTGTTCTACAATCTACGCGGTTGGGACCGCATAAACTCTCATTCAAGAGTGAACTATAGTATTTAGTGTTCTGTATATAATTTACAATTTTTACCGTGCCAACGGGGATAGGTATTTACTGCTATAAGTTTACTACAATGCGGGCATAATAGTTTCTCACGAGTTTTACCTCTATTTGCATCTGCCTTTTTAGTAATAGTTTCAGCTGATTGTTTGCGACCGATAGCACGTTCACGTTGTTTAGCTTTAGTTTCATCAGAGTGTGTTTTACCGTACATACTATTATTTTTGCCCGATCCCGATGCTGATAATTTTGCTTTCCATTCTTCACTAAACGGTTTACGCTTTTTGCCAGTCTGAGATGCCGATATTTTAGCACGTTGTTCATCTGTTATTTTATTACCTAAATTCTTTTGCCGGATTAATTCTTTGGCTTCGGCTGTATGATGTTTACCCCACATAGGATTTTTGTCGCCTTTAATACGTTCAGACGATAGTAATCCCCATTCTTCTTTAAGATTAGCATATACTCTTGCGGTAATTTTTGTTTTGTATCGTTGTTGATTTTTATTTTGGCGGCGCATACCTTGTAATGCATTAAGCATAAGATATTTTGCAGAATCAGTATGTATTTTAGTTAATAGCCAATGACATATAAAATGTTCACGAGCAGTTAAATCAACAAGATTAGTGGAACTGTCATCTCCACCGAGACTACGTGGAATGATGTGATGTTTTTCTGTATATGTAGTTAATATTCTATGTGTTGCGGTAGCAATAATAGAATTATACCAATTTTTATATTTGTTCATAATAGTATTTATACCGAATTAACAAATATAACATATTTTTATGTTATTGTCAACCACAAAAAAGCCCCTTGCGGGGCTTTTTTATTATAATACCTTTAAGAAATAAATCTTATTGGAATGATAAGTTTGCTACTGTGATTTTTTCTAAGTAATCAGCTGCATTACCAAGAGATGATGCAGTATTACTGAGCTCTACGTAACCATATCTTGTCATGAAACCAACTACTGGTTCAAACGTGTTTGGATCTAACACAACGCCTGAAGACATTAACGGAATGTATGGGCAATAGAAAGCTGCCGCATCTGACTCTGAAGAACCTTTGTAACCAACAAGCACTGTATCGTTTGAAGCGTATGTGTTAACATAGATCTTCATAGCACTGTTTAAAGTACCAACGAATTTAGTGTTTGTAGGAGCTTCAAATGTTCCTTCTGTACTACGAGCAAAAGCTGAAGTAGTTGCAGATTGTAACACTGTTAAAGCTGATGGACTTACAACTGCCCAGTTACCTGCGCCACGACGTGTACGTTGTGCAATTTTGTTAGCAGAACGGTTAATTAAAACAGCTAAAGCAGCGTGTTCGTCACCAACGAATGTAGCAGTACCAGAAACAGTAGCTTGGTTGTAGTTATCAGTTGCAGTAGAAGCTAAAGCTGCTAATGAACCTAGAACTTCTTGATCGATCTCAACAGTAATTTCTTGAGCAAGTGCAGCCATAATTTCAGCTTCAACATCTAAACCGTGCATAGATTGTGCATCTTGCGCAGCTTCAAATGTCCAACGAGCAGACAATTTACGTGTCTTAGCTTCAACAACTTGTTTTAAGATTTGTACATTGATACGGTTACCAGGAGTACCTTCTAATGAAGCTGTTGAACTAGCTTTACCAGTTTGTGCACCTGAGTATGTTGTTGCAATGCGGAATGGGCTTAACGCTTCATCACCAGCTGTTGCTGCATCACCACCACTTGAACCTGCACTAACGCTATCAGCGTAACGTACACGTAAAGTATGGATTTGTGCAACTGGACCTGTCATTGGTTGTACACCAACGATTTCATTTGCAATAACTGTTGGCATTACACGTCTGATTACTGGAAGAATTACGCGATTTAATGTTGCAACGTTACCTACTGCTGTTGCTCCGCCTGTTGCATTCTCAACCAAGTGCTTACGTGTGTTTTCTAAGATTACAGCCATAGTAGAACGTTTTGAACCTTGTAGACCTTCTAACAGGGCATCCTTAGTTTCGTTCCAACGGCCTTCTAATAGTTGGGTTGTCATTTCTTTATTTTCCTTTTTTAAGTTATATTACTTTAGCCCTGCTAAACGTTTGATCTCAACGACGTTGTCATTGGTTTGAACGGCTGTTTTAGCAGATTTATCACCAGTTACTTCTACACGACTCTCAGCTAGTACAGACTTTACAGCCTTTACTTGTGGTTGAGCATTGTTTAAAACTGCTGGTAGATACTTATCATATGCAGATTGCAATTTTGCGGTTTGCACACTTTCGAGTAAGCTAGACATTACACTTGCTTTCTCTTTATTTAATGTACTTAGTAATCCATTAAGTGTATCTTTACGATTAACACCTTCTTTCATAATACGTACTTCACGGTCTTTTGATTCAACTAATGCTGATTTTTGTGCAATTGCTTTTTTGCTTTCTGCAATAACAGCATCTTTCGCTGTAAGTGCTTGGTGCAATTTAGCAATTTCTTTGTTCTCGTTTAAATGAGTAACACTGAATTCGCTAGCAAATGCTTCGAATAAGCGACGACCAAACATGTTCTCACGAGCACTTTGGATATCTTCTTTTAGTTGTGTCAATTCTGTGCCTAGATTTTGTGCTACTGATTCTTTAACAAGTTGCGCACTGCGTTTAACAAAAGCTTCTTGTAGTTTAGCTAATTTTTGTTTAGCTTCTGCTACTAGTTTAACTTTAGTTTCAACAACTGCTTTCTTGTCAGCATCGAACTCTTTGATTTCTTCAGCTAACGCACGGATAACAAACTTTTCTAACTTAGCAATTGCTTCGTTTTGTAGTTTACGGTCTGCACGTAGTTCGTTGATTTCTTCAGCTAATTTAGTAACTAAAAAGTTATTAAATTTGCCTGAGCTTTCTACCATATGACGTTTAAATTTCACGCGGTCTTCTGCAAGAGCTTGTTTCTCACTAGCGAACTCATTAAGTTCGGCAGTAAGACTTTCAGTAACCATTTTGTCTAGAGCTTCAACCATAACATTTTTGTCATGAGCGTAGCGGCCTGCGAATTCTTCGCGCATTTCTGCACGAACAGTTTCACGAGCTTCATTAATTTGTGATTCCCAAGCTTCTGTAATAGCTGCTTGAGTATCTTCGTTAATGATGCCACTATCTAACAAAGGTTTGATAGCTTTTAACATACTGATCTCCTATTTTAATTTTAAATCTCTGATTAAGCGAGTAACTTGCTCTTTCAAATACTTTTGTACCTTTTGATCTGCGCTGGCATCACGTGCCATCTCGAACACTTTATGTCCACCACGCATATTCAACAGTCCTTCATAAATCGCTGTTGGATATGCAGCTGGAGCACTAGGCTGCGCAACTACATCTACTGTGACTATTTCAAAGTCACTCACTTGACCGTTACCTTCGCTAACGTTACCGCTACCTCTAGAACTAACACCAAGTTTAACACCACTTTCTAACATCGTTTCTACTAACTTCCCCATCGGAGTAGGTAATATTTTTAGTTTGCCAAAGCCATTAGGCCCGTCCATCCACATATCTGTAATCATGTGACTTACGCGGTCTAAGTTAATTTTTAAATCATCTGGGTGATCTACTTCACCTAATACACTGTAGCCACCTTTGATTTGTTCCATGATGGAACCAACAGCATTACCAATTTCACTTACAGGATATACTCTTTCATTGTGGTTTTTAACGCCGCCTTGAATGAATATACCTTTCATGTATAGATGTTTGCTTTTACCATCATGGCTATCTTCTGTTAGAATTTCCATTCTAGCATTATCAAACGTTAAATTTTCTTTTAAGTATGAAGCCATGATTTTGTCCTAATTAACGTGCTAACGGGCTTTTAGTTGCAACTGGCAATTTACCGTCAGTTGTTTGGCCTTCTGCACCTGCTGGTTTACTTACTGATGATAGTTTCTTTGAACCACCAGCTGTATTTTGTACATCACCAATCAAACGACCTTTTGGAGCAGATTTACCGCCAACTGCTACACCGCCACGAGCGATATTAGATGATGTTCCACCCATATCATTCTTTTTAGCAACTGTAGATTGTTTGTTTACTGATACAGAACCGCCACGACCAACTTCGCCGCCTTCAGTTTTGCTCGGTGCAGCAACTTTTTCTACGTATTCACGTACAATTGATTCACCAAATTCGTTTTCTTCTTCACCATCAAATTCGCCAGCTTCTTCGCCGTCAAATTCATTTTCTTCTTCACCACCGAACATGTCAGCGTGTTCTGGCTCATTTTCTTCACCAGACATTAAAGCATCAAATTCAGCTTTAAGTTCGTCTAGTGCAGACTCAAGATCAACTACGCGATCTTCGATTTCAGCTTCGCCTTGTTCTTCACCGTCAAATTCGCCGCCGTTGTCGAAATCACTTTCGCCGCCTTCGTCTTCTTCGCCGTCAAATTCTTCTTCAGCGCCAAATTCTTCTTCGCCGTCAAATTCTTCTTCAGTGATACCTTGCTCGTCAAGTTCAACTTCGTTACGGAAACTTTTAACTGGGTTACCGCCAACTTCTTCTAAATCTGACTCGTCAACTAATGACTCGTAAATGTCACGTGATTTTTCAACAACGATGTTGTGGAATAATTCGCGAGCTTTATCTGTTTCGTCATTAATGATATGTTCTATTAACTGTTCATACTTGTTCATAAAAGAACTCCTTAAAATGTGTGTCTAGGTGAGATATACATCAATGTATTATCTCTGTAATATTATTTACTGGTTTATTGAAAAATTGAAGTTAAATGCGTGTTTTTTGATTGATTCTGATTGATAACTACATCGGTGGTGCAACTTCCGCCGGTTTGTATTGACTTCTTACTCTTTCTAAATCTTGTTCTTTCTCTAGTCTGCGTACATCATTCATAATTCGTAAACGATGTAATTGTGTTAATGTTAATTTAGTTTTACGTAGATCACTTAGTTTAAGAGGTGTATTGTCCTCCTCTTCAGTGCGGTGACCTAGTTCTATATCATCATTAAACATTTCAAGTAAGTTCATAGTATTATTTATCTAACTGTTACATTCCGGCTGGTGGAGGAGCTGATGCAGGCGGTACACCCGTCGGTGGAGGTAATCCACCAGCTTCTGGTGCTGGTTCACCTTCTGCTGGTATTTCAGGCATCTCTAAATTACTCATATCGCCTTCGATACTTGCTGGTGTTACTCCAACAGCACGTAAGCCAGCATCAGTATCAACTGGTGCAGCACTATCTTCGTGTTCTTCTGCCCACATCTCGTCATTTTGTTGCATTTCTTCTTCACTTAAATCTAAGTATCTAGTAAGTAAAAAGCGTTTGCTCAAGTAAGGAACTGCTTCTAGTTGTGTAAATGCAGTAATACGTGCTGCATCAACTTCTGCTTGACGATATTTTGCAAAGTTTTGTGGTTCGTTTAGTCTTAATTCAAATAACTGTCCGTCAATATTAATACCTCTCCAGCGCATAAACATTTTAAATTCACTATCTAGTTTTTCAACTATCATAGTTTGTAAACGCATACAGTATTGATTAAAGCGCCATTCTTGAATTAACGCCGTAGTACCACGTCCGTCATTAAATGTAGATGAACTATCATCTGCACCAGTCGGCAAGTAACTACTAGGAATACGTAAGCCACGGAACATTTTATTAGTAAAGAAACGTAAGTCTGTAATCTCACCTAAGTTGCTACCACCCGGCAATGCTTCGACTGTTGAACCGCGCCCTTCTGCGCCAACTGGGAAGAAAAAGTCTTCATTTGTTGATAGTGGATTGTATGTTGCATCCATCATATTTGCACCGCCACCAGTTTGTGTTGGTATGCGACGTTGATGTACTTCATTTTTAATTCTGTCCACAAACGCCATAGCCATGTGGGTTGGCATATTACCAACATCAATTTTAAATACACGTCTTTCTGGCGCACGTTGTACGCGGTAGATAATAATAGCATCTTCTAACAATTCTTTTTGTTTAAAGATTTTAAATATACTTTCAAGAATACTAGTACCAAACGGCCAGTTTACATCCAAGCCCTCTGTTAAACTAATATGTACAACGTGTTCTGCATTTAGCACTGCTTCGTTTTGCGCATGACTAAAGCGTGAACCGCCACTGTACGGAACATTAGGTTGTACATAAGAACCTTGTCCACCACTACCACCTTGTTGCGGGTGATTTGTATATGTATCGCTTGAACTTAATGCAGTAGCAGTTAAGTTTTGAAAGTTAAGATTAAGATTTTTAATTACATATTGCTCTGGCTCTTTGCCTTCTGCTTCATTAACAATAACTTTGATTACACTGCCCATTTCTGTCCAGTATAACTTAAATGTTTCCGGATCACGTAAGAATACTTGATCGCCATACTTTAATGTATTACGTACAAGTTTAAATAAGCGTTTGTTTAATTGATTTAGATTAACCCACTGTAGCAGTTGATCTTTAAGTAGTTTGATTTCGTTGTCTGTTGGCTTTTCTTTAAAGTATAAATCAAAGCCTGTGCCATTTTCTGTGTTAGGTTGTGAACAAAACTCTGCAATAATATCAAGTGCAGCATTGACTTCACTATCCATATCCATTTGCTCATACTGATTATAACGTTCAGTACGATTTGGGTGCCCGATATATACTTCAGGTAGTTGACTGGCAAAATTACGATAGCTTGGATCAGCAGATGAATTGTTGCCAATCGGACTCATTTGTCCACTAGTGTTTGCAGTTCTAAAATGTTTTTTCCATCCAGCCATGTTTATATTCTCTTTACGATAGTGTATTTATAGCTTAGTAACTGTTCTGTAATATTCCAGACGATAGATGATTATTTTTATTCATTGCCGCAAGTATTCCATTTAAAATCATAGTTTGTTGTTGTATCGATGCATTTAATGAACTACTATCTAAGCTAACTGGTATTGATTTACCGTCTGGTAATGGTACAACTGCTTCTGTACCGTGCAGTAACTCTTGATAGCCGCCAATTGATCCTGATGCAATACCTCCTTTAGCAAATCCTAATTTATCAGCAGCCCACGAGCCTGCTTCATGCCCTAAACTACCACCAGCAACTCCGCCAACAACAGTACCGAGACCGGCAGTTGT